CTACAAAGATACTAAAGTTATTTTAATTAGCAAGCTTTTTGTTAATTAATTTTAATATTTTTTTATAACTATTTGATTATCAATTACTTAATCAGTGAAAATAAATTCAAATCCAGCAGTCTGTAAGAACATAGATTCTTTATCTCCCCAATTTGAAACATATGCTTGGGTCTTGCCTTAATTGGTCCCTAATGTATCCTTCTGCTGTTTCATCTTCATCAAGAACTGGTGTGAAATCTACTGAATTTAAAAATCTTTCGAATGTTATTTCACGCTTATTCTTCATCATATCATACCAATATAATTCATTAGTATCTGATTTATGTCTCAATATATCACACTGACCAATATAATGTTTTCTACTTAAACCTTCTTTTAATAATTTTTTAATTAATGCTTTCATATTAAATAAATATTATCAAACTAAACTTACTGCCACTTCACCAGTGTTACCCCAAGTATCTTTATAATCTAACCCATAATCCGCTAATGTTCTAGCGACTATTTTTTTCATTTCATCACTATTACCAGTAATAATTATTACCGATTTACTACCACCCATTAAATGTGCTCCAATGAATTTATCAACTTTTCTTGGAACTTCTGCATGTCTTACATCATGTAAATCTAAATTAAATCTGCTTTTGCTCATCATCTAATATTTTTAATATGCTAAGTACATTTATTACTGTAGCTTCATTATTGGTATTTCTACCTAGGTATAATAAGTATCTCTTAAGTTCATCTTTCTCCATATAAGTCATCTTACTTAACCATTTACCTTTGAATTTACCATTAATAAATGTGTAATCACTAAAGGCTTTTCTCATAATATTACATGTTGGGTTCTTCCTTGTGTTCATTACTGATGTTGGGAAGTATATCTTTTGTCCTCGTAATTCCTTACAACCTAACACATATCTATTACCCTTTCTAAGTGTTAGTGTTTCAAATAATTTTGCCCTATTACAATGGAAGCTACCTTTAAGTGGAGTCCCAGTATCATCTTTTACATTAGACCACATTAATTGTAAGTTTCCTGTAAATGCATCGTATTTATTTGGGTCGATGTCTTTAATCCCTTCAAATGTTGCATATAATCTCATCCTCCTGTATATTCGTCTTCTGGTTCGCAATAATTTTGTGAAGTAACTGCATCATAATCCATATCCCAACCACCTACTACATGTTTAAATGATAAACACATAACACCATCGTATATAGTCTTTTCTACTAAAAAATTACCAATTTTATATGATGAATATCCATCATCATTTTCCACCGTATTAGCAATCCTTATTAACATTTCCTTAACTACTAACATTAAACCATTAATGGTTGTTGGTTTAAATGGTTTTCCATTATTTAACATAAGAAACTCTTCAATATCATGTATTTGCTCAAAGTTAGTGTCCATTATAATCCAATGGATTTGTTCTTCTACTGACATTTGAAATTGGTTGGATTCTATTCGTCTCTTTAATTCAATATTAATTCTTTTTACCAAATCACTATTAATATTAGTATTATTTAATTCCTCATGAAGTAGGTGGGTTAAACCCTTACTGGTATATGTATTAAAATCCATTATTCACAAAATTACACAAAATTAAATTATTTGACAACAAAAAAGCCCCAGAATATGGGGCTTTTTCATTTAGTTTATTGGTTAAATTATCTTTTACCATCAGACTGTACTGTGATACTTTGACCACCTCTTGCTTGAGCCTCTTGAACTCTAGCCTCTCTATCAGCAGTGATTTGTGCTTTATAATCATTAATTTGTGTAGTGTAAGATGCAATCTTATCATTAGCCGTTGATAATTCAGCTTTCATTGTTGCTGATGAAGCAGCAAACTCTAAATCTTTTGCTCTCAATTCCCCACTATGTCTAGCTGTAATAATAGCAATTGCTTTTTCAGATTCAGATTTAACACTTTTATCAAAATTAGATTTCATAGTCTCCAACTCATTTCTTAATGAAGATAATTCCTCAGAATCAATTGAAACTTTATTTTCTGATTTCAAAATACTGTTTACCAAATCTGATGCTGATTCCTTTGCTTTTAGTTTAAGGTCAGCTTGCATTTCTCTTTCTTTCTCAGAATATTCTTGACCCAATCTTTCAAGTTCAGCTTCCTTAAGCTCAATATTAGTTACGATTTCTTCATAAGAATCATTCGTTGATTGTAATTCAGCAACGATTTTTGCTAATCCGTCTGTTGCTTTGTTAATTTTAACTGTACTCGCTTGAGCTACTGTTGTTACTTTACTTGTTGCGTTACCTTTTCTTGCCATTTTATATATTTTTAAGGCTTTGTTATGATTTTTATTTCTACTACAAAGATACACATAAACCTGGTAAAAGGCAAGGTTTTTTACACTTTTTTTCATTTTTTTATTGATACATAATTAATTGATTACCAAGTGTTTATCTATATATTAAAGAAAAAAATTATATATCATATTATATAAGGTTTTTTACTGTTAAAATGTTAAGTAAAAACTTAGATATTTATATAATATGAAATTAGTAACACTATATAAAACAATAATTAAAGAAGGACAAATTGAGGCTTGTGTTAGTAAATTTGGTCAAGAATTATTCTCACCAGAATTTGGGGGTGATGAGACTAATACTAAATTAGAAGATGATTATGTAGAGTTAATACATAAATTTTCTGGAAATGTACATAGTAGTAGAATTGATACTAATATGTTTCAAATGGCAAGTAATTTAAAAAAATGTGTATCTGCTTATCCAGAAATTCTTCAACCAGAAGGTATGGCATATCGTGGAACTAAAGTAACTATTGAGGATTTATTAAAATCTTATAATAAAATCAAAGAAGATATTAGATTGGGTAAACCTTTCCCAATGATTTATAATGCAAAAACACCTATTCAAAGTTGGACTAATGATGAAGATATTGCTAATGATGAATTTGGTCAGAGTGGAACATTATTACTTCTATTATTGAAAAAGTTTAATAAAGCAAAACAAGAAGGTCATTTAGATGAATTTTTACAACATCTAATCGCACATAGGTTAGATACTAAAATTCCTATTATTTTAAAATATAGAACAAGACAAGAAGATTTTATATTTAAAGGAAAACATTTTAATCATCTATCTTCTAAAGATGAAGATGAAATATTAAGAATTGATAATAGACCTATTGAAGTAATGGCAAAAATTTACCCAGTTCAATTCTCAACTGAATTATTTGACTTATTGGAAACTATTGTCACTTGGGGAGACAATTAATTAGGGTTTTCTATTAATATACCTAAAATCCCACTTATCTCACATGCATGGAAAGTTAAATTAGGACCAAAGTGTCTATTAAGTCTTTCTTTAATAATTTTACCATTACAATTTGGGTTTAACTTGAAGCTTAACTCCTTATCCACCACCTCATCTTCCATTTCAAAATGGAGTTCTTCCAATCCAAAATCTTTTTTTAATAATGATGCAATCTCTTCGTGTAATTCTTTTAGTTCTACCATATCAATAAAGTTACATATAAATATTGACTAATCCAATTAAAATTATTATAATTGTAATTATGGGAACAGTATACTTACTTAATGCGTATGGAACCGAAAATTATAAAATCGGTGTAACTAAAAGAGATGTTAATAAAAGGATAAAACAACTACAAACTGGTTGTCCAGATGAAATCATTTTAGTTAAAAAGTTTGATTGTGAACACTACAGAAAAGTAGAAGGGTGGTTACATAGGCAACATGGTTCAAAACGTGTTGAGGGTGAATGGTTTGTATTAGAAGAAACTGATATTCATGAGTTCGAATCAGATTGTAAAAGAATTAGTGACACTATACAATTATTAATGGAAGAAAATCCATTTTATAATAATTCTTCCCTATAGTATAGTTCAAAATATGCATAAATATTATCAGTGCTTGTGTTTATAATAAACTCATTATAATTATCCATATGTTTTATAACATATTCTTTGAAACCATTAAGTGCTTTACCTAATTCTTTACCTTGAAGACCATATCGTGACATAATTACACCACCACTGAATTTAGACTTAATATAAAGTTTTTTACAATGTAAATATTCAAGTTCTCTAATTTTTTCAGTCATTCTAGCATCTGGAAAAAACCTATTAGCCTTATCAACAGATACTTTCTTTTCTGGGAACTCATAAGTTCGGTCAGAATGGTTTTCAGAAATATATTCTAAAAATGACATATAAGATTTACGTTTTGCATTACGTTCACGGTTAATTTTATTCAAATGTTGTAATTCAAACATTTCTGAATCAAAATGCTCATTTGCAATCACATATTCGAAAACATCTTCAAGAGTGTCAAATCCCTCTAACCATCTATCATAACTAAAACCAAGAAATTCGAAAATTTTAGGGTAATCTTTAGAAATCATTACCTTACCAATTTTTTGGTCTTTAAAATAATGGTTATACCACAAACCTTCTTGACCATATTTTAATCCTAACTTTTGTGTAATCCTACCAATAAAATTACCAAGGTCATTATAAGCTAGATAATGTCTGTTGGAGTTGAAGTCATCTGCTGAACAAGTTATGAAATCTACTTGTACTTCCTTATAATCAAATGACCAAGCATTTCCATTATGAAAAATTTCATTAGGTTTAAATGTATCTGTAATATAGTCTTTCAAATTTGAAACTGGTGTTCCTTCCATTGACACAATAATATCAATATCACCAAAAGATTCTTTAGTTGAAAAATACATAGGAATTTCAGCCTTTTTGAATGTCTTCAATAGTGTGTCAACTAGTTCTTGTGAAACTGTTTCAAATTCTTGTTTTGAATATCGTCTTGTAAACGTATTTTTTAGTGCATGCCCACCCATAATTATTTATGTTTTAATTCTTTTTCTAATGCTAAAATTCTAGCATTCTTCTTAGCTTCCATCAATATTAACTCCTTCTCCCTTTCCTCATTAATAACCTTTGCAGTAGCTCTAGATATTTTTAAACCATAAATATCATATTCACCGTGGTCACAATGGAAATCAATAGACACATAATTAGCACCAGCTTTTTCTGCTTTATTTAACATTTTTCTAATTACCGAAATTGGTACTTCTGTGGCATCCAAATAAATATTACCCTTATCAATATTAGTTGTAAATTGGTATTCAGAATTTTGTAACTCTTCATCAGTTGCAAACTCTCTAGATATAATATCAGATAATTGCTCAGTACTTTCTTTAAATACCAATTCTCGGTTAACTTTAATCTCTAAATCTTCTTCCATAATATAATAAGGATTATTTTGTAATTGTTATTGTATCACCAATATTAAATTCTATCTCTTTAGTTAAATAATAACCAACACTATCAGTGCTTACCTCTTTATAATGAACTAAAAATCTCTGAAATTTACCATTATCATATATTGAATTATCATACTTACCATCAGATAATTCAAGTTTAGTTACAACTATTTTTATTTCAGTATTACCTATTGGTTTAAGATTTTCTTCACATGAAGAAAATGCTAATAATATTAATATTAATATTTTATGTTTCATATTACAAATATAAATAAAAAAAAGGGAACCACCAAATGATTCCCCTTTTTTTTATAATTTATAATCTTTATCCTCTATCACCAACATGGTCAGCAACATCTTGAAGTTTTTTAATTACTTCACGAACTCGCAATGTTTTACCATCTCCACTAATATCCAATGCTTTAGCAATAACTTTCAAAGCATTTGGTAATTCATTCGTGGTATCGATTGCCTTACATTCTGCAAACTCAATTTGTTTTTTGTATGAATTAGCCGCAATTATAATATCTTCATTTGTAATTGTTCTAGTTCCACGGTTAATCATATAAGCCTTAGCTTTATCAATTACCTCAGATGCAAATGCTGGTACAATACCACATAGTGCTTCCGCTGCTTTACTTGTGTTACCCTTAGCCATTAAAGAGTTACCATTTTTATCAACCACTAATTTATCGATAAATTGTTGAGCAGTATCCATGTCCAAAACACCAAAATTAATTAATGAACCAATTCTTTTTCCTCTAAGGAATGTTGGTTCGATAACCTCAATATGGTTAGTTGTAAAAATTGAAATTATTGGCAGATTCTTTGTGTCACCACCATCAAGTGTATTCACAATATCTTGAATTTTTGAACCTCTCTCACCCCTAATTACTTGGTCAATATCCTCAGTAAATAAGATAACACCATTTCCTTTTCTAGCATAGTTTTCAGCAATTTTAAGTGCCTTTGCCGCATCTTTACAATGTTTAAGGTATATAAATGTCCAACCATATTTTCTAGCAATTTTACCTAACCAGAATGCTACTAATGTTTTACCAGTACCATAAATACCTTCCATAAGTACACCTAATTTAATATCCAATCCTTCTGCAAGACACTTATCAGTTTCTTTAATCCTAGCTAGGATTGGGACTAATCCATCGTTTATATTTTTAGAGAATAGGATTTTGTCCTCATTAATTGTTGATAAATCCATAAAAGATGGTTCCTCAGCATATCCGTTATCATCAAAATCCAATTCAATAGCTTCACCCAAATAAATCGATTCTTTACCTAAAATATCTTTTGTAACATCAATGATTTTCTTCATATCAGCTTCATATCTTTTTCTTATACGAGCCTCAATAGTAATTTCACTTCTATCCCAATCATAGTCAAGTTCAATATAACAATCGTCATCAAACCCTGGTAATTGTATAGTCCCCCAAGGTGCCTTAACATCAGTACCATTTGGTAATGTGATATTAATTAATTGTGGTGGTTTACCAGATGCACCAGACGGTGACATATCAAATCTACCTAAAACACGCTCTACTGCTTGAGCAATAGCATAAGCACCCTCATGTTGGAAAGCTTTAATCTCATAATCTATTTCAATTATTTGTTCCTCAGCACCAATTCTAGTATTCATGACTTTCATTGCTTTTTCTAGACCATCCTCTTTTGCAATTGAAATTAAATCTTTAAGCCTTTGCTCTTCAATTTTATCAGTATCATTTATTACCGCAGTTTTTGTTGTTTGATTTTCTTCCGTTGATGTTTCAGTTTTCATTTTCTTGTTATTTGTGAATATTTCCATTTTTTAATTTTAAGGCTTCTTTGTAAATTAATAAAAATTGTGTTAATGTATCTTCTAGACAATCAATTTTAACAATTTTATTTGGATAGCTCCTTATTCTACATACCCCAAAATAATATCTAGTTTTTTTTTCTTTATTAAGGAACTTATGTCCTTGTGTTAGTGTACCAGTAATTCCTTTACAAGTGATAAACACTTCTTCACCAATAACTTCCATATACACTGGATAGTCTCCGAAAGTTAATTGATTATTCATAGTGCAAATATATTAATTAATATTATAAATCACAAGTTTTTTTTAAAGTTTAATAAATCCATTGTCTATTAACTTCTTAATATAATCGGTTTGTGCCAAATTCATTTTTTTTGCTGTCTTAACATTTGTATCAGCTTTCAATTCAGATTTTTTATTTACGGCAGAACCAATTGTCATATGCATACCAAAATATGGTTTACTTAATCCAGTTTTTTTATTAATAAAACCTAATTCTTCTCTTATTGCTTGTAATTCACCCCTTTCAGAATGTGGTACAATAAACCACCAATGTGGTGTTTCAATATAAGGTTTTAAACTTAACGTTACTGTTATTTTTTTTCTATGGTATTTCTTTTTTACTTTATTCCATAAAACTTGTCTCTCAGCCTTTGTATTACAATGGGTGGTCATCTCGTTTATAGAATCATTTATAAACGAGATATGGGCACCTCTGAGTGGTTTAGAAAGCTCTACACCGAATCTCTTCTTTATGAACCAAGCATAATATTGTGTAACATCACCTTTGAAAATAACCATAGCCATTTTCTTCCAAGATGCTTGAGACTTGTGTTTATTAGTCTTATCCTCTGGGTCAAAATAAATCGTACCTTCTAATGTTATTGTTTCTAACATAATCATTTTCTTGTCTTTCTTGTTCAATACGCCATTCATGTCTTAATCTAGCCCTTTCTTCCTCATGTCTTAATCTAGCTTCTCTTTCTAAATGGGTACGCTCTATTAAATCATGTTGGGTGTTGACTCTTTCTCTTACTATTGTTAACCTTTCCTCTGTTCTTAATCTATGGTAATACTCTGCTCTTCTCCTTTCAAATGATTCATCGCCTTCAAACCATCTAATTATTCTACCATTAGCTGTCATTTGTTCGACTCTTTCGAATCCAATTCTACGCATAACCTCATTTAAATCCATTAACGTCCTACAATTATTTAATAATCTAGATACGCCCCTGTCATCAGCTAATTCAATAATTATACTTTGTGCTAATCCTCTAACTAATTCAGTCTCTGCCTCAGTAGCCCTATGATACCCATAACGATAGTCATCATAATATCTGGTATTATATTCAGTTTGTAAACGTATTGGTCCATTTTCAATATCTTGGTTTACATATTGTTCGATATAACCTTGATGACCATAATCATCTCTCATATATACTTTTGGTTTAACCCAAATACGTCTCCAATCCCTACTATTACGTTCAATACCATTAGCATTAATCCAAACATTAATAACTGTTGTCACTATTTTTTTACCGAATGGATAAAAAACTAATATATCCTTTTCAATTTCTTCACCGTATATATGTTCTTCTGTTTGTTTGTCAAAAATACCTAAATGACCAGTATCACTACATCTAGAGAATTTATAATTACCCAACAAATAATCCCCGATTAGTTGTTGTTTATTTATTAAACCATCTAACATATTCTCCATATTACAAAGATATGGAAAATATATGTTAATTACAAGTTAACCCCTAGCTAATTTTAATGGACCTTTTGGGTCTAAAAATTTTCTTAAAAATTTATTTTTTTCACCACCAATTTTTTCAACCCATTTTTTATAGTTAACTGAATCATACTCATCATCAGTTAATTGTCTTGTTGGGTCCATGCCGCTAACTTCATAATCTTTATATAATTTTCTTTTAAAGACTCTTTCATCAACAATAAATGAAATACCTGTTAGCATTGAATTAAGGTCTGGTTCATAAAATTCAGAAATATTTATTTCAGCTTCTTTTAAAGCTTCACGGTATTGTTGCATTGAACCAACGTACCACACATCTCTAAAACCATGTCTAACCATATGTCCCTCATTTGAGGTTCCACCATTAACCAGAATGGAAGTTTTCCATTCAGTCGCCCAAAGCTTGAACTTCTCATCCATTTGCTTACCATCAAGTACTTTCTCAATAATATTATTCACTACATTCTGCACAACAGAGTGTTCGTGTTGAATACCCATTTGAATTCCAAGTAAGTTGTAAGGTACAAGTGTGTACATTCTTAACTCTAAGTATTTCTCAGACTTAAGGTGTAATTTACCCTCTTTTACGGTAACCCCATCCATTGGTGTTTCGTAAAATATTTTATTAGCAGTTTCCTCAGAACAAACCTTTGTATAAAATAAGTACTCATCTTCTGGGTGGTTCTCTAGACCAGTTACTCTAATCTCTTTTTCAATTGCCCATTCATATGGGGTTTTAGAAGTTCCATTCGGGTTCTGCTTCATCATTATCTTTTTTAGTTTCTGGTAGATAAGTTCCTACCTCATTATCAAAATCGTAGTTTGGGGTGAGTGGTTTTGGTCTATATTCTGGTATAGCCTCTTCCTTCTTCTTTGATTCTTTAAGCATTTCTGGTCTAAATTCTTCAACCCAAACCAAATAACTAGGGTCATTCTCTTCAACCCAATCAATTGTTTTATCTTTATGCTTTCCACTTCTGAATGTAAATTTACTCATCAGATACAAATATAAATAAAAAAAGGGAAACTACCAAAATAATTTCCCTTTTTTTATTTATATTTTTTAATTATACTGGTGTGCGATGTACCACATCTTCCATTTTATCGATTGAATTAATAATCTCATCTTCTTTAGTGACATCTTCTATTGAAGTAGTATCTTGATAAAAATCTTTGTCATTAACATAAAATACATATTCACCATACCAATCTTCATGACTAAATGAATTGTATATTATTCTAATTAAAGCTTTATCTGTAATTTTATCACCAGAATCATTATAATAATTCCAATGATTAATTTTGTAACCACTTTTATCTTTTTTCCTTTTAGCAACATAAGCTTTGGTTATGTCAGAGTTACTTCCTAGAGAAATACCATATTTAGAATTGATTGTAATAACCAACTCATTATTCATACTAATCAGTATGAATACGATTGCCCCAAGTAATATACCAAAAACGAAAACCGAAAACATTATCTATGTATCTCCTTCACTAAATTTTTATTATTTTCAAGCCAATTAATAATTGTTGCCTGTAAGGTTTGTGGTAATGGAAACCCTTTCATATATACTACATCCATAACAATATGGAATTCAGTAGCAGTTTTAAACTCTAAACCATTTGGTAGTTTAGCATCTTTTTTTAAAACTAAAATCTTATCTGTAATCATAACTTTTTATTTTACTATACTATATAAATAGTGAAAAATAAAGGTTTATTACTAAAAAAGGTTGGTTTTATAAACCAACCCCTTCATCTAATTTATTAAAAAACCATTTTCTAGCTTTATTGGAGACCGTTTTAGTTATCTCTTTGACTTCGAAACCATTTCCAACAATAGTATCTAATTCTTCTTTAACAACATCACCACTAACCCATTTAACATAAAATCCAGTAGATTTTCTAGATAACTCTTGGTGATTCTCCCTAATTTGGTCTAAACCTTGCTCTAATCTTGAATTAGTAAGAAATGAATCAACTAATTCGTTAATAGAATTAAGTCTTTCAATATCAACTGGCACCTTCTCCTTAGTACCAGAAGACTTATGTTCTTCACCCTTAGTTTTGAACCAGTATCTAGAACTACCCCAACCATCAGTTGTACAAACCCAAACAATACCTTCACCAACACCATTATCAATCCCAAAGGCTTTACCTACTGGACATTCTTTTTCAACATTATCAACTAACTTAGCCATTGCCTCAGCAGCAATCTTTGGGTTATTAAAGTCAACTAATATCTCATATGTTGGGTAGTCTAGAATGTTGAATATTCTTTTATCTGACATCTTAACCATAGATAATTTATCCTCAGATAACCATTTATTATCTATCTTAATTGCGAATATTACAAACATTTTATCTAATGTATTATAAGGTGTTCCTTTTTGTATTTTTCTACCAATCCATTCACCATAAACTCTAATAACCTCTGGTTGTTCACCATCGAAATCACCTAAAATTTCTTCAACTAAATTATCAACACCGCTAGTATGTGCAAATGCGGCAAAACCCACATTATCCTTAACTGGTGTAATTATAAGACCCTTAGATTGAGCATGCATATTGTAAGTAGAACTATCTTTGTCCCACATAAATACAATCCCAGCATTAGTTCCATGCATCTTCACACTACCTCTAAATTTTAAGGTGGGTAAAGCGCAATTCTCATAAATTGGTTGCCCCGTTTCATCATCACCTCTATATCTAGCTCTATGTGTTACTTGTTGAATAACATGTCTAAATGCTTCGATGCTAGGCATTCTAAATAATTTCGGTTCCATCATTCTATTTTTTTAAAATGGTAAATCATCATCACTTTCATCAAATTTAGTTACAAGCGATTCAACTGTAGGCGTTTCTATCGTACCATCATCTTTAAGATGTGTTATTGCAATACCATTCAAATTAGTATAATACTTACCATTGTATTCATTACCTCTAAGGGCAAACACAACTTTAACTTTATCACCAACCTTAAACTCATTTAGCTTTTCAGCTGACTCTTTTAGAAATTCGAATTTAATAAATTGTTCGAATTTTTCATCCATAGTTGTTAAAACTATTTCCCTTTTACTAAATCCACTATCCCATGTTTGTAATGGATTTATTACTTTAATTACTCCGTCAAAATTATAAGTCATTCTTATTTTAACTTTACTTTTATGTTATGCTAGCGTTTTAGCCATTTCCTCAATTTCTTGAGCCGATTCTAATGAATCACAAGTGTCTTTATCGCTTCTGAATTCGACAACACTTGGGTGCATGCAAGACCAGTTACCCTCTGAATCGTGAGATAATCCAGAACATCTAACCTCAACAATAGTACCCATAAGGTTCTCTTGGTTTTCAGTAACCCATTTCATTTCTTTTTCCTTCATTCCAGAAGGTTGGGTCTTAAGTAGTCCACATGAAGACTCAACTAATAATCTAGAAATCACGTTTTCATTCTTAGTACCCTCATTACCATAAAGAAATCCAGTAATTCGGAAGTCAATTGAAATATCTAATTTCATCTTAACTTGGTAAGTTGGTTTCCCATCTTTCCATCCACCATCCATTGCTTTAAGAATAGTTCCCTCCAGCCCTCTTGCAAGTGCATCTTGAAAATGTTCCATTGCCTCAGCAAAACTAGTTACAATTTTAGATTCAACTAACCCAATCATATTGAAATTACCACCATCTATAATTGACTGTAATCCCATTCGTCTAGTTTCATATGGTGTTGAAGACTTCTTATCAAAATAATCTTCAACAGATATTCTATCCCAAACAGTGAATCGCATATTATTAATTGCACCTTCAAATGGTCCATGCTTCTCTTCGAATAAGATAATCTTCTTCTTAGTTGCAGTATCACCCCTAGACTCAGCTTTTTGTAAGATATCCATAATTGATGATACCATACCATTAGCAATTAATCTACTTGGTTCACCATCAATTGTGAGTTCACCATTAAGAACACAATCATCCATAGATGCAAGTTCTGCTAAAAATGGGGCACCAGATAAAACTGAAACCTCACCTTGCCTAGAAAGTAACTCAACCTCACCATTTCTAATAATAGCATTACGGTAAGTACCGTCCATCTTAATGTCTGAACGAACACCTTGTCCAGATGCGAATAATTTCTTAACTAATTTCTCAGAATAAGACTTAGCACCCATATATGGTGTTTCTTCAATCAAATTAGGGATACATTTATTATATCCTGTATCCATTCCAATTTTAAGATTCTTACCGATAATCTTCTCAATTACATAAGCATCATCTGGGCTAATAGATTCTAAAGTATCCTTTAATCTATCACTTGCTTCACCACCAGTTATCACCCTATTTTTAATATCTTCTAATTGTAAAATAGCCCAACCTAATGAAGCTGGAACACTATTGGTGTTAGGTGTGTATTCTGGAATCTGTTTAATGTAATATTTAATTCTTGGTGAATGTGCAGCATAAATTACTTCTTTAAGTAATTCATTGTCAGCATGACTCATCAACAAATCTCTCTTATCATTTTTACCACTTACAGCGGCTATACTATCTAGAATCTCTTTAATCATATTATACTGTTTCTAATTTTAACAATTTTTCTAAACATCTCCACATTTCTTTAGCCCCATCTGGAGTTCTTGCGAATAAAAATTGGTGGAACACCTCATACTCTTTTCTATACATATCAACCTTACCACCATGCTCAATATTTGCAATTCTATCAGCTAATTTAAGAATAATGGCATCTGGGTTAGAAGCAGTCTTAGGTAGTGTTTTTGTTTTCTTTTCTTCTCTGTTCCTACCAAGTTCATCAGTAACACAATAAACCATCTCAGCAACCTCATATCCAAAATGCTTCTTAACTTTATTGTAAGACAACGCAGTATCTTCAATAATATCATGTAAATAACCAGCAACAATATACTTACCAGAGAATCCAAATCTCTTTAATACATCAACCACATCATCTAAATGTTTCTTATATGGGAAAACCCCATCGTAATCCTGTGTTCCGTGAGCTTTAATCGAAACCATTCTCGCTTCTCTGTAATTTTTTTCTGTATATTCCATAATATATATGTTTGCATACAAACTTACGAAAATTATTCGTAACTACCAAACTATTTTCTAATTAAATTCATATGGTCAATGAAAATAACATCTGGACCAGTACTATTAGGTAGAGTATGGTGTAAATGAGGTTTAACTCTAGGAATCTGAGTTGAAGTCATAATAGTAATCTTATGCTCTTTACGAAGTCTCGTAAGCATATCCATCATCCCCTTTAATTGTTCTGAACTCATGACCTCTTCTTTTTAGTTTTCCTTGGGTATCTGTCTGACTTCTCACCATCCCAATTATCACGTTCAGCATAATATGGGAACATTTTATAAAACATCTTCCAAACCTTTTTAGACCTATTCAATTTAGGGTAACGAACTCTATTACTACCACCACCACCAGAACCAACGTAGACACCTTTATTGTCTCTACCTTCTTTTTGTGGGGAACCTTTCATCGCATCCCTACTTTCCTTTCTATCTATATTATGCTTAGCACAACGCTTGGCTACGTCATCAACACTCAAGTTAATTTCCATAGCTAAAATCATTATCTGAATATTAGCCCTTAGATAGCCTTGTTTTTTATAATCCCTTGGGTCAAAAGGAGCATCTAAACAATTCCTCCATGCTACACCAGAAACAATTACTGCTATACAGGCATCCTTATGCGATTTCTCCCAATCAGCAAAATGTATTCCATAACCGCTAGACATTAAAAAATCTATTCTACGATTAATTTTCTTTATTTCATTTCTTGTCGCCATGTCTTTTTCTCTCTTGATTGATTCCCCAGTACCTACCTAAAGTGGCACCAATTAAAAATGCAACAATTGGTTGCCAATCACCTGTCATAATAGAACTAAGACCAATCGACATTGAAATCAACCAAGAAACATCTAGACCCCAACCACTAATAATTGTTGGTTTCATTCTTCTTTCTGATGTATAAATAACGTTAATGGTTCTCAAATACATAAATGATAATTGAGCAACTAATATAACTAGTGCCCCTAGCCACGGGTGTTGTAATATATAATCTAACATTTACTTAATCTTTTTTAACCAATGAGTTACAATTTGGTTTGTGCAACCCCATGTCGCAATTGTTTTACCTTTCTTTTGTCTAAGATGACAATTAGTAGCGAATATATTCTGATTACCAGCACCAGTCTTAGTAAATACGATATACTTACCATCTTCTATTGGGAGTTCTGTATCGATACTCACCTTAATATATTTATCCCCTTCCATAATCTTATGAACTAAAATGCTATAAGGTTAAAACCTTATAGCATTCTGTATAGTGTTTTGTTATCGTAATTGAACATGAATTCCTTCACATTATCTACCTTCCCATCTTTAAGTGCAAAGAACATACCGTGGAACTTCTCAAGCCCTAATTCCTTAGTAACTTCAAAAACAGCCATAGCGAACTTCTTACTTTCCTTTGGTGTAATATTCTTTGGTTTTTTCTCTTTCAAGATATTCCAACCATTTTCCAATTTAAGAATAAGAGCATCATAATTATCTTTCAAACCTTCAATCTCTTCTTTTCTATCTGGGAAAGTAGCAGCAAACTCATCAATCTCATTAGTCTTAACAACACCCATAATTGCATGCTCAGAAGTCTTAGACTTCAAGTGGTGCACAGCAACGTATGCTGGGTTCTTAATCTTAATTCTATTGAAATTCCCATCAACAACAACATAACCTTCTTCATACCACATCATGTCTTCGAATGTTCTCAACAACTTACCAACATTACCTTCGTTCAAGTCGAATGACTTAACTAATGGTACATTAATAATTTCCTCAGCTTTAATTCTTAAAATATTATATGGTAATTCATCAAGTGTATTTCTGTTTCTCATTGCAAGCAATGTAACAGAAGACTCACCGTGTGGCTTTACAACAATATTATATGGAGTAGTTAACTCAAACACATATACAAATGTCTTCTCTAGGAATCTAGAGTCTGGTGTAAGACCATACTTATCTGCAACAGTCTTCCAAAACAATTCATTGAATGTAGTACCCAACTTGTTGTTTACCTCACCTTCACCCTCAGCTGTACCTGTAGTACCAGCCCACCAAGTGTTCTTGTTCCAGTCCCAATATAATTGTATCATAGTACCGTCACACTTCTCAAGTACGTGTGCAGTATCCCAATCAATTTTTGCCGCATGACCCTCAGCTGAATTGAAGAACTTGTAGAATGGTAATGACATAACCTTCCATGTTCCTTTTTCCAGTATAAGACCTCTAGCTTCTTGTACTATAGATTCCCCCATAGACGATGCTATTTGGTCATACTTAATCAAAACCTTGTTTGGGTAGTCTCTAGATTTTAAATTAAAGTCCTTTAATGTCTTTTCAAGACCATACTTCTTTATGTAAGCTACTATTTTTAACATTTCTTCTCTATTTAGGTTACAAATATAAACAAAAAAAGGGAAACTACCAAAATAATTTCCCTTTTTTAATGTAATTTAAATTACTCTTTAAATATTTTTTTAGTTGTCCCATCATCATAAATCTCTATTAAAAATCCCTTTTCATTTGAATCAACTTCTTGCCCCATTAGATTTAATGTCTTAATTAATTTGGTTTTATCAACATTATTATCTATTGAAATAATTTCAAATATTTCAGAAACACCATCATAATCTGTCTGAGTTAAACGATAATAATTTAATGTATCAGTATAATTGTTATCCTCATAACTATAAACCAGTGGTGAGTTACTATTTCCAGCACCACTAATTGTTGTTATAATATTCCATGTATATCCATCAATACTATTTTCTAATGTATAATAATCATTATTAATTTCAGATGCACTCATCCAAATGATGTCATTAGTTCTACCTTGATTAGTTACAAAAAAACTTATTAACTCTATTGGTAATGCACTATTATTAAAATAGTATGGGCAAAAATCTAAAAACCCATCACATGGTGTTCCATCAAAATTCCAACTATTTGCTGTCATACACCATGTATAAGTCGAACCAATAGTTAAACCACTATAATTTAACCCAGTCCCAATTAAAGTACATGTTGCATCATATAAGTTAAAATTACTAAAGGTATAGCTATCGCAATCTGTTGAAAATCCAGAATTAATAGAAACTGAGGTAGATGTTGGTGTTAAAGTCCAACAAACTGTTGGATTATTACCGTACATTAATGGATTACAGTAACCATTAGTTTGTAACCAAGGGTAGTCTGGTGGTGTAATTATAGTTGAATTCATTGGACCATCTGGTGACCCACATGAACCAGCTTTAGTTATTGTAATAATTGGTGGTATACTAGTTGAAATTGAATCAACTAATGTTGTCCCATTATTTAATTGTCCATAATTAATAAATTGAACAAATAATAATATAATTGTTAAATATCTTTTCATAATCTTTTTTTATAAATATATAGAAAAGGTTAAGGTATTATACCTTAACCTTTTGATATTTGTAAATTATTTTATGAAGCATTTCCAACAAATATCAAAATCTTCTCGCTTCTGTGAACCCTCTAGGATTCGAACCTAGGACCGCCTCCTTAGAAGGGAGGTGCTCTATCCAGCTGAGCTAAGGGTCCATTTATTAATCTTCTGGTTTATCGAATGGAAATGGGAAGTTAAAGGGGAAATCTTTACTATCATCATTTTCATCTTTATTACCTAGATTTTTTAGCAAATTCTCAATACGTTCAGTACTTGATAAACCACCAAATGGTGAACCCATAAGACCAAATGGTGAACTCATCATATCATCCAATATACTCTTAGCCGAAAACATTCCAGATAAGTTTGAGAATTCTTCCATATCTTTAGGGTTTAACGTTAAACCAGATAATAGAATTAATTGATTACCAGCTGATAATAAACAGAAATCATCATTTTCTGCACCCTCATCCATTAAGGCTTTACCCATTTTAAGTAATCTTAAACTAACTTCACGTCTACGTGTGTTATTTTCTTCTGATTCAGTATAATTATCTCTATTTTTCATTCTTGATTTTTTAGTTCTTCCGTTGGGACTCCAACCCAAATTTCCTCAAATAAGAGGTGTCCTACTGCTATTTAGACGACAAAAGAATGGTATGACTGATGGGACTCCAACCCATATCCCCACCTAAAGCGGTGGTACTTATTGCTTTTTAGTATACAGTCTACCAATGATAATTTAGGTTTATCAAACCTTGCGTTGAAGAGGAATACCAACAACCTCCATTAGTCGCAACCCTATATAGTTTTTTCAACACTACAAATATAAGCTTTTAATTTGGTTAAACCAAATTTATTTATGGTTATTTTAAAAAAGGTTTGAATTTATCTTCAAAAAGACCAGCATCAGTAAGAAATTTAATAACCTCTTCTTTAGTGTATTCTGAATCACCACCATATAATTTCATACTAACTTCATCTAAAAAATCAACATTAGTTTTGACACCTTCTAAAATATTACTAATTTCTTCTTCCATTGTGTCATTTTCTCTATCATAATAAGCCCATTGACCATTACCATCTTCATCATAGATTGGGGATACGTAAAATAAATAAGTCCCGTCACCCTCATCTGTATCTTCTTCTAATGCAAAAACATATTTCCTAGTGGCATCTGGGTGAAGTTTATGTTCAATACCCATACTAGTTAAAGAATTATGAACCATCGTATTCCAATTACCAAATGAACCATTCATAACGACTTCAAATGGCACCCATTTAACCATATGTGGTTCATTGGTATTAATTTCACCAGACCATTGACGAATCAAATAAGTTATTCCCATATACCCATCTTTATGCATTTGAAATACTACTTGCATAGTTGCGGTATTAATCCTAAGACCTGTTTCTTCAAATGTCTCTCTAGCCATTGCTTCTTCTGGGTTCAAGTCTTCTAGGTCAACCTTTCCACCAACTAATCCAAAGTCGTTGTGATTGTCCTTTCTACTTACTGCTAGGACTTCTCCTTTGTCATTTAATATGACTGCTTGTACAGCATATTTAATTTTTTTTTCATTGTTAAACATATCTTCCAATTCTTCTTTTGATTCGTATTTATAGTCACATTTATATAGTCTATCCCAAGCACAATTGATAGACCAACAATCACAAATTAAACATTCACCATTATGGTCAAATTTACATGGTTTATTAATTAATTTATTAACCTTAAACATTAATTCCTCAACTAAATCTCTTTTAATTAAACTTTGAGTTCTACCATATTTTTTAAAACAACTACCAACTATAGCCCCATCAGCATATGAAAGTTGTTCATAAACATTATTTGGGGTAATACCAGCACCGATTATTAATGGGAAGTCCCCAAGAATTTTTCTAAAACTTTTAATTTTATCTAATGGTGTTTCCTTACCAGTGCCAGCTCCAGTTACAACTATTGCATCAACCAATTTAATTCCATTATTGATATCATCTTCTAGAATACTACCTTTTATTGGTTTATAATATTTAGGGTGGACACCACCAAGTACTACAATATCCTTATTATCATCCCTAATTTGTTGATATAATTCAACATCAAATGGTGTTGTGTTTTCATAATTACCAGAAACATAATCAAGTTGTATGAAACTAGCACCATATTCTCTAGCTAATGCAAAAGCTATTATGAAATCATTAGGTAAAATATTAATACCAATTTCTATACTAATATTACTATCTTTTCTAATTGCCTTCAAAACCTCATTAACGTCTGAAATAGAACCATGATAGTTTTCAATAATCACACCATCAACACCCTCTTCTTGTAAGATTTTAACTTCTTTAATAGCATCAACTACTTTGTTCGTACCAGAACAATGAATCATACCCAATATTGGTTTATCTCTAAAATTCATATAGCCAGATTTGAATTACTAAATTGATGCATACCAGTTATTTCCATAATAATGTGTGGTTTTAACCAATCTGGTATTACTAAATTATAATCCTCACTCGGTAGTTCAATTTCGGCAATAACTAAATTACTAAAAACATCAATTTCCCACTTAAGATTATCAACTTTCTTAATATTTCTACGCTTATTTATCGAACGTTTACCCATATCAATGAATTTATTATATTCATCAACACCAATTTCTCTCTCCACTTCATTAACAGACATGTCTGTTAATCTATCTTTAGTTGTGTGGGTCCAAATATCAAATTCTAAATTAAGACTAAAACTATTCCTAACTCTCTCAACTATATTAGCGTTTTTTTCACTAATATAAGTTTGAGATATTTCAATAATATCATCCCATCTAACGTGAGATGGTAAACTTTTCAATAAAAATCTACGTTCAGTTTCAATTTCTACTTTAGGTTCATCAAATCCCATTTTTGTTGAATTTTGCATTAATAATTTTTCACGTAATTCTACCCAAAGCTCACCCATTATGTTATCACCCTTCCAAGTTCCATCATCTTGTTTTATTGCTCCCCAAATTAAATTACTATTACCTTCACCACGCTTTGTTACATCTTCATATATTGGTATACCCTTAGACCCAATTAAAATATCCCTAAGTTCTTTATGTTGTTCTATCTTTAGGGCAATACAAAGTCTCATATTATCTAAATCTTCTTCTGAGGTTGGTACAACAGACATCTTTGTTCTATTAAGCTTAGCAACTTGTTTTGCTTCATAACCATTTTTAGCCAACCTTATTTCTTCTCGAATTGGGGAATCTTCTGGGAATCTAAGTGCTTGGAATAATGCTTCTGTACTTTGCCATTCTTGTTCTTCAAAGAATATCTTACATCTAGACATATTACCCATCCAACCAAATGGTGCGCTTGATTTTGTGAATCTTATTTCATGTAACTCAGTCATTTTATATTTTTTCATATGTTTTTAAAAACTCTTTGGAATTCATAACTCTATGGAAATCTAAATCAGTATTAAATTTATATATGATAAATGTTGTACCAATTTCGTCACCCATACCAACCGCCATTAAATCAATTACATTAACTACGACACCAGTTTTTTTATTTGAATATTTCATTTTGCCAAATTTCTAACTGCGGTTAATAATTCATTTAAAGACTGAACTTGTTTTATATCGTATCTACCCGCAACGATATCCACATTACCTTTTCTCCAAAATCCTTCTGGACAATAGACAATCATTTTACCAGATGAAGCATAGAGACCCAATTCCAATAAAGAAATCGGGCTCTTTGTATTTTCATCAAAATACATTAAGAT